AGATTAGAAGAAATGATTCAAACGCAGATCAAGGCGTTGGCTCAATTACTTTTGGAAATAACACAGCTACTGACCTTGCTTCTATCTCTGCAAAAACAGATGGTGCAACGGATGATGGCGCTTTGTTGTTTAACACTTCTGTGTCGGGGGGTGCTAACACAGAACGTATGCGCATCGATGCCAGCGGGAACTTGCTGGTGGCGACTACTGACTCTACACCATACAACAATACTAGCGGTGGTGGCTTTGTTGTTGCTTCAAGCGGTTTAACATCTATTGCGCGAGAAACTACAGCTTCTAATCAAGCTGTATTGCACCTTAACAATACTGGTGTCGATGGCATCCTTGCAGAGTTTGCTAAAGACGGCGCACCCATAGGTAGTATTGGTAGCGAAGGCGGTGACAGCCTATATATAGAGGGCGGCACAACAGCCGGCTCTGGGTTGCATTTTCATGGCACTACTTCCGACATAACCCCTTTACGAAATGGTGCAAGAATTGACAACGTAATTGACCTTGGTAGCTCTTCCTACAGATTCAAAGACCTCTACCTGTCGAATGCCGTCTATGCAAACCAGTTGACCGTAAACCAACCGAAACCATATACTCCTGCACATTTTAAAGCAATCGGTGGTGGTAGCGGACCTACAGATGTTCTTACGATTGAAACTTATAGAAGCGATGTGGGTGATGATTTTACCGGAGGTTCAATTGTATTTGTAAATTCAGATACGAACTCTGCGGGTCAGGCAAGAATTAAAGTCGGCAGTGCTAATGATCCTGCTCCAATTGGCCTGGATAACGAATCGATCCAAAGTTTCATTTTTGAGACGAGCACCCAAGGAACTGCAACGACATCTAACATTGATGGTAATGCTACGACAATTACGGTTACTCATACAGCTGCTTCTCTTGTGGTAGGACAAAGAATTGCAATAACTGCCGGCACTTATCAGGGCTCTTATACTATCGATACTGTACTGAGTAGTACACAGTTCACAATTGCTGATACAGCACACAATTTAGCGGCAGATACCACATCACGAACTTTGCAGTATGGTATTCCAAGAGACTCGATGATTATTCGAGCGGACGGCAACGTCGGGATTGGTACGAATTCGCCTACAGCAAATATAACAATAGACAACGGACTTGGCGGGTCTGGCGTCACAACTTTTACAACAGCAAACAGTTACCTACAGTTAGGCGTATCTGACTACAACACTTCCGGTGCAGTTTATGCGATAGGTTTTGGATACACTAATGGAGGAGCAACGCATTCTCCTGCTTATATTGGTTTACAACAAACCGGAACTGGGACTTTCACAAATGGTGATTTAGTATTTAGAACTAGAAGTACCACGACTGATGTAGAACCGCCTGAACGCATGCGCATCGATGGCAGCGGCAACGTGGGTATTGGCGGCAGTCCCACCGCTCCATTACATGTCTTCGGCGGAGGTATCTTAGGGTCTTCATCAACAAACCCAATCGCCTTTACAGGATCTGGCGGCGCTAATGCCGGTATTGGTTCCTATAACGCTAATACTGATTTTTGTGTTTATAGCGCAGGCACAGGTTCTATTAGATTCAGGACTGCGGCAACTTGGAATTCAGCAGCACAACTAACATCTATTGGGACCGATCAGATGCAGCTCACCTCCGGCGGGAACCTCATTGTTGCCGGCAATATTACTGCATACGGAAGTCCATCTGATATTAGACTCAAAGAAAACATTGAAGTAATACCAAATGCTGTTGACAAAGTAAAAACTCTAGATGGCATCACCTTTAATTATATTAAAGACGGCGCAGACAAAAGAATGACTGGTGTTATTGCCCAACAAGTGCAAGAAGTTTTACCAGAAGCAGTATATGAGACAGAAACAATAGAAGATCCTGAAGATAAAAATCTTGCAGTGCATTATGGCAACATGGTTGGTCTTCTTATCGAAGCAATCAAAGAACAACAGCAACAGATTGATGAACTTAAATCTATTATTGAGGGTATGTAAGAATGGAAGAAAACTGGAAATTGGTTACTGAAATAAACGCTCCGGTTAGAATTATACAATGTGAATCTGGTACAATAGAATTTTCTATTCCTGATTCTGAAATTAAATCTGCCAAAGGCGCGGTTGATTCTGACTCTATCATCAATTATGTTTTGGAAATTTGCCAAAAATGAACGAATGGACATTAGTTTCTGCGTTAGAAAACCCCAAAAGATCGATCAGATCTTCAAACCTTACGTTGACAATGAAAGCAACGGAATCTCAAATTCTATCGGTATGGGGTGGTTCTAATATGGATCACCTGGATTCAGACACTGTGATATTGTATGTCAAAGAAAAATGGGGAAGTAGAAAATGAGCAATCAAGATACCAACAACCTTTTTGGACCTATAAGTTTAAATGCAATTCATGTGGCGGAGGGCGGTACCTCAGGTACTACGGTTAGTTTTAATGACGCCATAATTCGAAACGGGGTGGACGGGGTGGCGATACCCTCTGGTTCGATCCATGATTTACAAGATCACTATGTTCAAAGTCCAGGCGACCTGAACTTCGTGGTAACCACGACCCCTACCAAGGGTATTGATTTGTGTAAATTTACAGGCGATTTCTTTATTTTAGGGATACCCCAATTACCTCAATCCGCGACCGATGGACAAGTTACCATAGGAGCATGGAGCCAGATCGGGGGCCTTAATACAATCCCTGGATCCGCTGAAACTGGTGCCACAGCACTTTTCGGTAGTGATGTTACTATCTCTGCCTTTGAGGGTTTAGGATCAAACGATTCCCTGAATCATGGGTATTTTATGGCTGCTGTTGTCGATAATGGGTTCGTAACCACTATTACTGGTGGTTTGGTTACCGGAAAGATATTTATTTACGTGCCCGAATGGATCTCAGGCGGTCAGTTCATAGATTATGCATCGCACGGATCGGCCATTAATGCTTGGAAGAAATTCGGCGAAGCGACGCAAGGAATGCAGTTTTCCGATCAGTTCGGACCAACATGTATGCACCAAGATCAATATTTTCTTGGATACATTACGAATTCAGACCCCGTTTCTGGACTTTCCAGCACTTTTTGGAATGTACATTATTACTACTTAGGCCTCAGCCCCAGTGGCTCGTTTTCGATTAATCAAACTATGACCACCACTCAGGTTGGAAATCAGATCGGTACTAGTAATGGGTGGAATAGCAATTACACGGTTTGGCCAGAAGCAATTGCTGTTTACACTAAACTTGCTAATGCTGGCGCGAATGAAGGGCAATTATCTGGAAACGGAGGGGGTTTAAACAAACATTGGATGGCCGTTGGTTTATGTCGAGGATCTGGTACTAACCCAACCGGACCTAGCATGGTTGGGTTATTTAGCACGAGGGTTTCGAGCAGTAGTTTGGGTACAGGATTTATAATCGACGGTGCCAATTATAATTATGACGATGTCGACAATTTTGGTATTAACGTTACTATGTCTAATAATTATTTGGTGATAATGTCCACAAGTTACAGTACCAGTTTTACTAGAAACCACTTTACTGTTTTTGATATATCAGGGGAAGAACCGGTGTTCTTATACCGTAGAGATAATCCTTATGGTGGAAATGGTGAACCTGGATTTGGAAGAAATGAAAGTTACTATGACTCCACAGTAAGTAAACATTTTACCAGAACAATGTCAATATCCGGTGATACTAGATCAACGAGTGCTATTCCCAACACTAGTGTAGGAGCAATTGGACCCTCTGGACACGGACCTTGGCTTTTAATTGGAAATCCCCAGAGATTTTCTCAATATACCGACGCAGGAAATGTTTATGTATTTCATCTACCATCAGGCACTTGGATAAGCAGCTGGGGATTGTTCGAGTATGATACAGCACAAAGCACTTCGTATAACGAATTCGGCGCAAGATATGGCGCTTGGGTTGCCGCAGGAAGGTTACAACCACCGAACAGCGCTTCGGCACCAGATGTAATCATGGTAAGCGCTCCTGGCGCTCCAGGCGCAGCTTCTGGTACCAATATTGGTACTGGATTTTCAGATGGTAATGGATTCATAGCTGCTGACATTAATCCAGAAACTTAATTGTATTTGTTAAGGCAGGTGCAGGATTCTTATAAATAGAGTCATATACTTTCACTAATCGGAATGTGTTATGGCATATTACAAAGACATTACAATTGATCAGGGTTCGACTGCTTCGATTAATGTGCATTTAACTAATAAGAATGGAACTGCAAAAAATCTAACCAATTACACTGCATCCTCGCATATTAGTCCCAACTACAATCTCGATAGCAGCAGCATCACTGTGTTTAATTGCACTGTTGATTCTGCTGCTTCTGGCATTATTAACCTCAGTTTAACCCATCTCCAGACCAATTTGCTCAAAGCGAACAAAAGATACGTATACGATCTAGAGATAGCGAGAGACTCCTCTGGGAGCACTGTCGAGGTCGAGAGAGTCCTCGAAGGTCAATTATATGTAACGCCATCAGTTACTAAATTGTCTATTACATAATGACAACCATAGTTAAAAAAGTAGTACAGACAAGCACAAAAGTCGATAAGGTTGTTGTTAATAATAATTCAACGTTGGTTGACAAGGTTATAATCAACCAATAAATATATAAAGAGGAACGATAATGGCAGCACCAAACTCAAGGCAAACACTAATAGACTTCTGTCTACGGAGACTGGGTGCACCTGTACTTGAAATCAATGTAGACGACGATCAAATACAAGACAAGGTAGATGATGCGCTGCAAGTCTATCAAGAGTTTCATAGCGATGCAACCTTACGCACTTATATGAAGCATGTTGTTACTGCAGATGATGTTACCAATAAGTACATCCCAATTCCTGCAGACATAGTTTATATTTCTAAAATGTTTCCTGTCAATAGCACGTTTTCTGGCGCGGGCATGTTCGATGTTAAATATCAAATGATGCTAAACTCTATGGGCGACTTTGTGAGTTTTGCCGGTGGTATGTCTTATTTCTACCAAATGCAGCAGTACCTCTCTATGGTGGACATGCAATTGTCTGGTACTCCTCAGGTTTCGTTCTCAAGACACCAAGACCGATTATATGTTTTTGGGGATTTTAATGATGGTGATATCAAAGTTGGCGATTTCCTAGTTGCCGAGGTTTATCAGATCCTTAATCCTGATTCTTCAGTAAGTATCTACAATGATATGTTTATTAAGAATTACACAACCTCATTGATCAAACAGCAATGGGGTCTTAACATGATGAAATTTGACGGTATGCAACTTCCTGGCGGGGTAACTGTTAATGGTCGTCAGATGTATGATGATGGAACTCAAGAGTTGGAAAAACTTAAAGAAGATATGCGACTAGAACAAGAACTACCGCCTGACTTCTTTATTGGATAATATTAATGGCTACAAACCCCTATTTCAGTCAAGGCAGAAAGAGCGAACAACTGCTTTACGAAGACCTTATTGTAGAGTCTTTGAAAATGTATGGTCAGGACGTTTACTATCTTCCTCGTGAACTGGTAAATAAAGACCAGATATTCGTCGATGATAACGTTTCTCGTTTTTCAGACGCATACAAGATTGAAATGTACATCGAAAACACCGAAGGGTTTGATGGTGAGGGAGATCTATTTACTAAGTTTGGTGTAGAGATTCGAGACGCTGCTACGTTCATTGTTGCTCGGAGAAGATGGAACTCTGTTATTGCAGTAAATGAAGAAGCAGATAACAATCCGTTTTTCCGACCACGCGAAGGCGATGTAATCTATCTACCTCTTTCTCAATCTATGTTTCAAATCTCTAGAGTAGAAACTGAGTCTCCATTCTTCCAGTTAAAAGACTTACCTGTATTTAAAATGCGTTGTGAGTTGTTTGAGTATAACGATGAAGACTTTGATACTGATATTGAAGAGATTGATCAGGTTGAGAAATTCTCTGCTTATCAATATGTGATGACGTTTGATTCAGTCGTTGGTGAGTTTGTTGTTAACGAAATCGTCAATCAAACTAATGGCGATTATGTGATGAGCGGCGAAGTAGTTAAATACGATGCTCTGAATAACAAACTGTA